CTCCGTGGATTCATTGAGGAATTTCATAAGACTTGTCGCTTCATATTCACTTGTAACTTCAAGAATAAGATAATAGAACCTATACACTCAAGGTGTAGTTGTATAGAATTTAAGATAGAGAAGAGTGAGAAGGCACAGATCGCTGCTCAGTTCTTCAAGAGATTGAATGGTATATTACAAGACGAACAGATACCATCTGAACAGGCAGTCATAGCAGAATTGATACAGAGATACTTCCCTGATTGGAGAAGAGTATTAAATGAGGTTCAGAGGTATGCTAGCTCTGGGAGTATTGACACAGGTATACTTGCTGCTGTTACTAACACAAACATTGATCAGTTATGTGACTACCTACAGAGGAAAGACTATGGTAATGTTCGGAAGTGGGTTGTTGATAACTTAGACAGTGATCCTAATATCATACTCAGGAATCTATATGATGTCCTGTATCATAGGTTGACTCCTAGTGGTATACCTGCTGCTGTGTTGATCATAGCAAAGTATCAATATCAGATAGCTTTTGTTGCTGATCAGGAGATCAATTTATTAGCAGCACTTACGGAGATTATGGTAGAATGTCAATTCAAGTAGTAGTTAATCCACTAACACAAACCTATCGTAGGTTTAAGAGTGATGTTAATAGTAGTGCCTTCCCTTGGAATTATTTTCATGGAGACAAGGCAAGTCCCGCATACTATAGTCACACTATACTAGCAAGACCTGGCTTTGAGGAGTCGCTCATGCCTACACAGCAATCAGACTGGTTGAACATTGCTAACAAGGTTCTCTTAGAGATCTTCATGGCAAACAATATCAAGGTCAAGAGTGTGCTCAGGATCAATGTTAACTGTACACATGAAACGGATGGTAATCCTACACCTATACACATGGATCATGATTTTGATACAAAGAACATCGTAGTATACTTAAATGATTTTGAATGTGGTGCTACAAATGTTGAAGGGGAGTCGCATAAACCAGTGGAAGATGATATAATAATATTTGAGGGGTTACATAGTATTGATCAACCCTGTAACGGTACAAGACGTGTCGTGTTAGTCGCAACTTACTTATGAAATCTTTGAAGACACCACTGCGTTATCCTGGCGGTAAGTCCAGAGCAGTACAAAAACTATTCCAGTTCCTACCAAGGGATATCACAGAGTTTCGTGAACCTTTTCTAGGTGGTGGTAGTTTTGCTATCGCAATAACAAAACAGTATCCAGACTTACCTATCTGGGTCAACGATATGTATGAACCACTGTATAATTTTTGGGTACAGTTACAGAAAGATGGTGAAGCACTATCAGCAGCACTTGCTGATTTAAAGAAAGAGTATAATAATCAAGATAAAGCAAGAGAATTATTTAACGACTATAGAGATAGTATCAAAGATGGTACTGATCTTGAGAGAGCAGTAAAGTTCTACACACTCAACAAGTGTAGCTTCTCTGGTCTAACTGAGTCATCATCTTTCTCTCCTCAAGCATCAGATAGTAACTGGTCAATGAATGGTATCTATAAACTACCTGCCTATGGTGAACTAATATCTGGATGGAGAATCACATGCTTAGACTATGCTGATCTTGTAGATGACTGTCTATCACGTGGTGAGATTAAATGTGATGATAATACATTCATCTATGTTGATCCTCCATATAGTATCAAAGATAATTTGTATGGACAGAAAGGAAACCTACACAAGGGGTTTGATCATACAAGATTTGCTGATATAATGGATGAAACAATGGGTAATGTAATGATCTCCTATAACAATGCCAAAGAAATCGTTGATCGGTTTTGGGAATGGCATTCTTATGACTGGGATCATACTTATACTATGAGGTCTACTGGTGATTACATGAAAGATCAACAGGGACGACGCGAACTATTACTTACGAACTACTCATGTCTGAAGGAAGCTTAGGAGTCAGAGTCAAGAACGGAATCTGTTCTCTATATCACACACGCAGAGGTGTCCTTACTACCTTTGCTAGGGGTGCTGTACAGGCACTGATACAAGGTGACGAAATACATGTCACATTGAATACAGGATCAGTAGCGATCTATGAGATCAATCAACACCGTACAGGTGTCAACGGACCTAGAAGAATTATTACATGAAACCTATCAACATCTCAGCACCTGTTGTATACAAAGATACTTTTAAGTTCAATACATCAGAACAGGTCAAGGCAGCAGATGAATTGTTTGACATGGTTGACAAGTATAATGTTGAGTCATTGTTAGAGGAGGGTGGTAAGTCTACTGCTGACCTCTTCAACATACTACAACCTAGCAATCAGTTCCCACATAACTTGGAAGTAAATAATAAGTATGTGGTATGGTTAAGGCAGAAGATGCAGTACCTACGTACAGCATGGAGGTATGATGGATACCCACACTTTATATCTAACTCATGGTATAATGAACACTACCAGTGGGACTACACAGATGAACACCATCATGGTGTAGGTCTTACATGTACAGCATACATCCTCAAACCAGAAAACTCTGGCGACCTGTGGATCTACGACCCCATGACAGCAGTGAGAGCAGCAGAACCTATCTCTGGTAACCATCCATGGAGAAGGATCAATGTTTCAGAAGGTGACGTTGTGTTCTTCCCCTCTTGGCTTCGTCATAAGACAGGTTATAATGATACTAAGAACAGACGTTTGACTCTGACCATGAACATCACACCTGACTACAGAGCATACACTAAGAACCCACCTGTACTATGAATATATTTGTTACTGACCCTGACCCTATCAAGTCTGCTCAGGTATTACCTGACAAACACATTGTCAAGATGCCTCTAGAGACATGTCAAATGTTATCTATTGTAGCATCTAGTAAGTGGGGTCATGGTTTCGGTGACTTACCTAAACTTAATGGTGAACCATACAAGACAGAGAAGGGTGCGTTCCGTAACCACCCATGTACTATCTGGGCACAGACTAACTTCCGTTGGTTGATACGTCATGGTCTTGCTCTGTGTGCTGAGTACACGCATAGATATAGCAAAGTACATAGTTGTCAGCATACTATACTTCATGCTAATATAATATTCCCTAACAACAATGATATCCCTGCGACCTACACCAGAGCAATGCCCGAACGGTTTAAATATGACACAAGCATTGATACTTTTACTGCTTACAAGAATTACATTGGCAGCAAACCTTGGGTTGCATCTAATTATCTTCGTGACCCATCCCGCAAACCAGATTGGTTATGAGTAGTGATCTTTCAGAAATTCTCGCGTCTATCAACAATACCAAAGAGCATTTGTATGTTGATGATCCTGACCGTGTTAAATCTTATCCTCCTTACATTGTCAACAGATGTCTCAGTGGACACATTGATGCGATCCTATTTGCTAATGAAGTAAACAAGCACCCCCTCCTAGACAAGCGTCTTCAATATGACTTCTTGCTAAATAGTTTGAGAAAACGTAAACGTTTCACACCTTGGTTGAAGAAAGAACAGATTGAAGATCTGGATCTGGTCAAAACACACTATGGATATAGTAATGAGAAAGCGAGGGTCGCATTAACTCTTCTTACCAAACCCCAAATTGAATACATTCGTAAAAAACATGAGAAGGGAGGAAGACAATGAGCACTTCATTCACTGAGCAGGAAGTCAAATGGACACCTGATCAAATGGTAGAAGTAAACTTGAGTGAACCAGATGACTTTTTAAAGGTAAGAGAAACATTAACTAGGATAGGAGTAGCTTCTAGAAAAGAGAAGAAGTTATACCAGTCCTGTCATATACTTCATAAGCAAGGCAAGTATTATATTGTACACTTTAAAGAGCTGTTCGCATTGGATGGTAAGTCAGCAAACTTATCACTCAATGATGTACAGCGTCGCAATAGAATCATACAGTTACTAAGTGACTGGGGTTTAATTACTATCAAGCAACCAGATACTATTGTAGATGTAGCACCTCTTAGCCAGATCAAAGTCCTAAGTTATAAGGACAAGGGTGGTTGGAACTTGGAGAGCAAATATAATATTGGAAAGAAAAAGACTTAGTGAGATACCTAACCTAGAAGGTTATGGTGTATTTGTTGACGGTCTAGACTTCGCTCATCTCACAAGGGATGAGTGGATGGAGCTTGGCAAGTTACATATGAATAAACTTGTCATGGTTATACGTAAGACAGGTTTAAAGAGACATCACTTTCATAAGGTGATGAAGATGTGGGGTAAGTGTAGACAGAACTATGCTGCTAAGGAAGTAGAACCAGAAGTAAAAGAAGAGTATGCCAGAATAGGTGGTGATGCTAACACAGGACATATCGTTAGAGTCTCAGAGACTAATGGTTTGTTTGGTAGTGGTGAGCTCCTATGGCACAGCAATGAGAGTGGTGACATAGCTTTCACACCAGGCGTAGCACTCCTTGGGGATCATGGTATGACGAGAAGTGCCACTGGATTCATGGTCACAGCACCCTACTACTATAGCCTTAGTGATAGTATGCGTAGTGAACTGGATGAGGTGGTGTTGATCCACAACTTTCAGGAGGGTAAGATAAATGTCAATGATGAGAACAACGTAGTATATAAAAACATGTGTCCTGATCCAGAGACAGAGATACCTCTGGTGATACAATCACCTGCTGGCATCAAAGGATTACACTTCCCATATAATACTGTCAGTCGCAGTAACAATGATCGACTACTGGAAGAGATTAAAAAAGATCTAGAAAATTATACCTATGATTACTGGTGGGAGAATGACGATGACCTAGTAATATTTGACAACAGTATAGTACAGCATAGACGCTTAGGTGATACTACAGACAGGTTATGTCACAGGTATCAGTTTGACTACAGCTACCTACAGTACAAGGTGACAAAGAAACCTTACATGCCATACCTACAAGAACCATACATCAGTAGATACAAGGAGAAGATGGGAGAGATCACTAAAGTCTTTCCAGTATTCGGATATCCACCCTCCTAATTTTAGACAAGTGTTATAATTAGTAGTGTACGCTTCGGGTACATAAACTAACGACGCTTAAGGAGGTCACCATGAACATTCAAAGATATAGTGCTGCCGATTTACCATCACTATTTGAAAA